ATGAAACTCAACAAATCTACTGTTGATGCTATTCCATTAACTGAAAAAGGTCAAAAAATATATAGAGATGCAGAACTGATCGGTTTTGCTGTTCGGGTAACTAATAAAAGTAAAACCTATATTGTTGAAAGGAGGCATGAAGGTGAACTCTATCGAGTGACAATTGGTAAAACCACCGATATTCCTGCAACAAATGCTCGAGCAAAAGCTCAGATGATTCTGGCGAAAATTTCAAACAATGAATATGAAAAGCCTATCAAATTAAAGAATGTTGCTAATCCTTTAGATATTACAGTGAATGAAGCTCTTCAAATTTATATTGATAGAAATGACTTTAGGCCGAAAACAATTAGGCAATACCATAAATACTTTGATTTATATTTAGGGTGGGGCAACAAAAAGCTTTTCCAGATATCTAAGCAAGAAGTATTGGATCGATTTATTGAGGTATCAGAAGTAAGTGAGTCGTCAGCAAATGGTGCTGTATCTCTTTTAGGTACTTTATGGAAGTATATTCATGTTCTTTATTCAACAGATGAGAACCCGATCCTTAAAAGTAATCCAGTTGACATTATTTCCGTAACAAGAGGTTGGAATAAAATAGCAAGTAGGGATAGACATCTCCATAAAGACATCATTCACAAATATTACAATGCGGTGCTTCATTATGAAGATGAGTTGAATCTGGAAAATACTGCTAGGTCAAACACGCATCGGGATATCGTATTGATGTGCATGTATACGGGATGCCGTAAACAGGAGGCATGTTGTCTAAAGTGGGCTGATGTAGATATTAAAAATGGTACCTTAACTTTTAGAGATACCAAAAATGGTTCAGATCATACTTTTCCTATTGGTGATCATCTACACAGTATTTTGCGTGAACGTTGGTTATTAAGAGAAAACGATTGGGTTTTCCCAGCTACTAAGATGCCTACTTCGTGGAATATGCATGCAACTAAGGTAGATACATTATTGAATAGAGTGGGTAAGGAAGTTGACTATTACGTTTCAATGCATGATTTCCGTCGTACATTTGCCACTATATGCAACCTTTTAAGATTTAATATTTATGTGACAAAAAGACTTCTTAATCACACGGCTAAACCAAGAATTGATGTGACAGGTGGTTATGTTCAAATTCCAGATGAGGAATTAAGAGCTTCGATGAATATGATTGAGGCGGTTTATCAAGGAAAGATTGATTGCTTCAACTACCAATCTGTTTGGACAGAAAGATTAAAAGAAATAAAGGCGGTTTAACCGCCTTAAACTGTTGCAAGCTGTGCTGTATTAAGCACAGTCCTGCTTTGCTCATACTTTAAAACGTCTTTCTTTTTATATGAAACACGTCTTCCAATTTTCGAAAAAGGCAGTGATGATTGATCACAACGCATTCTGGCTAATGTCCATGGTGAGCAATCTAAATAAAGCGCCACAACTTCTTGAGGGAACTTCTGTTCTTCATTAGCCATTATGAAGCGATCCAAATATTCTTGTTGCTCTGCATCAGATAGATTTCTCAGATCTTTTAACATTTACCCCTCCTTATTTTCCGCTTTCATAAAAGTAATCCAATGTGTATTGCTGCGCTTTCCACTAATGTGGCCAAACAATGGCTTTTGATCTGTTAGCTCTAAGATTTCACTAACTTTGATTTGTGTTTCATTCCATTTGAAAATTAAAACACCACCATTGGCCAACACACGAAAGCATTCTGCAAAACCTTTGCGAATATCTTCGCGCCAATCTTCTGACAACTTCCCATACTTAGCAGCTAACCAACTTTGTTTACCAGCTTTCACCAGGTGAGGAGGGTCAAACACGACTAAAGTAAATTGGCCATCCTTAAAAGGCATGTCGCGGAAGTCCATCATCACATCAGGTTCAATCACTAAAGAACGACCATCACATAATGTATGTTCTTCTTTTCTGATATCGCCATAGACCACATTTGGATTTTGACGATCAAACCACATCATCTTTGAACCGCAGCATGGATCTAAAATTTTTGCATTCATCCCTCAGCTCCCGATTCGCTTGCTTCTTTTAGTGGCTTCCAATGAGTTACTTTTTCCTCAATAAAATAACTAGAATACTCATCACCAATGTAAGCCGTATTTGCATACCATCCTTCTTTGACATAACCGCAGCCGCGATCTTCGTCATAGTCATACCAATCATTATCACCGTGATACTCTTCAGTGAACTTAGGAATAAAATGAGCAACCATTTGGTTTTGGTTCTTAACGGGGTTTGCATCTATCAAAACAAGCACATTTCGTAATGACTCAGGCATGCGGTCTTCAACTGAAATCCATTCTGGCACCGACTGAGCTTTGGCTTTTTCTAGCTCTGCATCACGATGCTTTGCACATCTAAGCCAAGCATCCCAACGGCTATTCATGTTGCTTATTTCTTTCTGAGCAATTTCAGAAGGATTGTTTGATCTAGTCATAAACAGTTCATGCTCATGACTAAAAATAATGTCTCTTCTTCCTTTGTAATATTGGAAGGTATTTAGAAAAGCCTCTCTTTCCTTATTCAAATCTGTCATGCTGCCGTCTCCATATACTTATCTGCCAAATCATGCATTAGTAGGTTTCCTGAACCTGACTCATACCAAATACCTAATTGGCCCTTATATCTAAATCGCAAAAGTTCGTTTTGTTCTGTTCTGCTAAATACATCAGCACCTTGATCTACAAGCCAGTTCGAGAAATCTTCAAAATAAAATGGTGGTACAGCTACTCGGTTTTTATAACTTCGGTTACTGCCATACCGACTTCTTAATATTTGCCAGTCGTTCATGCTGCCACCTTTAATTCTTCGATTGCCTCATCAATCTGTTTATTGAATTGGCGTACATTTTCTTCTAAGCCTTTAATGTCTAGGTCTTTTTCATAGACACGAATAATGATGATCTTTAGTCCTTCCGGTAGACGCGGGTCATAGCTCACAAAGTCACACCATTCACGACGAGTACAAGCCAATTGACTAGTGATTTGAGGGATGTACTCATCTGGTACTTGCTTAGTCAGAAGGGTATTCAAATGCGTTGTAGTATCTGGGCACTTAACTTCGATTTGCCCGTTATCACCTACAAGCCCATCCGGTGAAGCTCCGAACATTTCAATGAAAGGGTGGTCAATTAAACCTGTTCCAACTACAAAGTTACCCGTCTCATTTTCATAAGCCGCGATTGCATAAGGCTCGTTATCAATACCCCATTGCATTGCTTGGTTTGTGAAAATTTCCTTCTGAACGCCAGTGAGGCGCTCAGCTAGAATTATTAAGCCCAATGCATTTAAAGCTTTACCTTTATTTGGCTTGGCATTTAAATCCTTAACTCGGCTTGCTGTGACTTTGCCACAGCGTTCCGAATGCCAATCTTCACTACGCTGGAGAATGTTCATACACTTGTCCTTGTGGTTGATCAGCATGTTGAGCTGCTTCTTTTAATGAAGCGCTATGCTTAGTCCAGAAGTATTTTTTGCAGTCGCCCTGAGGCAATTCAGCGTAGCCAGTTTGCAAAGCTTCTGTACCTTCCATGGCCAAAGCGCGCATGTTGTCTAAATGTTGCTGCTCATAAGCTTCATAACCTTGAGGAAGATCTGAACTAACGGTCTGAACGGTAGGGATATGACAATCATCAATACGACGAGCTTCGTCTTCGTCATAAATACCTGAGAATCCAAAAGCAACACGGGCACATTGAATTAAAGCCTTATGACGTAGCATCCGTTTTGGGTATTTTTTCCAAGGTTCTGAATTACCCTGACATTCAGACAAGTATTCAGTTACAACAGTAGGGTGGTTACGGTCTTTACGGAAAATCTTGCATGTGCATGACTCGTCGTCTTGTTCAAACTGGATACCATCACATACAGGATTGTCATTAATAATGCGCGCCCACCCATCAATACCAACAACTGGTGTGATGCCCCCACCTTTGGCAGGGAATGCATAAATTTCTTTTGTAAAAGGGTTTAGCTTGTACTGGTTTGCAACAATTAATAGAGAGAGAAATTCATCATTTGTTGCTTTCTTAAATACTGTATTAACAAGAGTATTTGCTAACTCAGCAGGATCAACATCTTGCATATTAAAAGCTGATGCAATCTTGCTAACTTGCGACAAAACAATATTACTCATCTTCTAATCCTCAAAATTTAATAGATACGTGTGGAACTAAGCCTTTATTGATTGCCTGCAAAATCTCTTTGCTTTTTGCTTCATCAATACCCAAAGCCAATAAACCTTTAAGTGCTTCATTACAGATTTTTTTACGGTGTGCTTGGTTAGCTTGGCGCGCTTCTTCTGCTTGGAGTTCTGCCTCTAGCTTTGCTGCTTGCTCAGCTTCAATACGTTTGCGTTCTGCTTCTGCTGCATGTTGTGCGCGTAACTCAGCAGCTTCTTTTTCAGCAACTAAACGAGCTTCACGTTCAGCGGCTTCACGTTTTTCACGCTCTGCTTTTGCAATAGCTTCTTGTTTTTCACGCTCTACACGTTCAGCTTCTTCTTTGGCTTTACGTTCAGCTTCAAGGCGGGCTTTTTCAGCAGCTTCATGTGCAATGCGTTCTTCATGTTCTCGTTGTAAACGCTCTTGCTCAGCTTTGCGTAAGCGTTCAAGTTCGGCAGATTCAGCTTCGAATTTTTCACGATCCACAAGGGCAGTGCGTAACTTGTCTAAAGTCTCAAGTTT